ACTTTGAAGTTCTATCGTGATAGTGGGAATACAATCGTGGTTGCTATTCGTGGAACGAAGCCGACTGATGTTGATGATGTGAAAGCAGACGGGCTTATCGCTCTGGGGCAACTGGAACAATCCAATCGGTATATGCGTGATTTGAATACTATCCAGCAGTTCCAGACGCAATACCCACCATCGGCATACGATTATTATGGCGTGGGACACTCGTTAGGCGGTGCGATATTAGATAGTTTTTTGAAGCGTGGGTTTATTAAGAATGGCGTATCCTACAATCCAGCCGTTCAACCCCAAGACTTCCAGAATACAACCTTGCCGAACCAGCGTGTCTATATGGAAAGCGACCCGTTATATGCGATTATGGGGCGTAATCTCAAACAGAAGCCAGAGACACGAGCACCACGCAAGAAGTCGTGGTGGGAGAAGGCGATAAGTGTTATTCCGTATGCTGGAACGGCAATGAAAGGGTATGACCTCTATCAGTCGCATATGTTAGACCAGTTTCAAGGTGGAGCAAAGCCACACGCCAAGTTTGTAAAGCAACTTCATAAAGTCGGCATTGAACCTTCGTTGTATCTCAAAGAGGCACAACGGAGAGCCAAAGATGCTGGGCTTCCTTATAAAGTATTAGGGTTTGCCGATGACGGCGACCATAAACTATCTATCCCAGACGCTACTGGGCGAATGATAAAGTTCGGGAAAGTCGGGTATGGCGACCATCTGATTTGGTCTCATCTGGAACAGACGAAAAGTGTTCCGATGGGGACTGCGGACGCAAAGAGGAACACATTCCAGAAGTCCCATTCGGCGATAAAGGGAGATTGGAAGAAAGACCCGTTTTCGGCGAACAATCTGGCTTTGAAGGTTCTGTGGTAAGACGACCTACGCAACGAGCACAAATAAACTTTGAAGACCCGTGAATACACTCATCTTCTTTGGGTAATGAGAATGATACATTCCCATCACCGAAAGTCCCACTCCAAGTGCGTTTGACTGGAACAAGGTTTCCAGCAATATCCATTACATTCACATAACTAATCAGTTTAGGGTCGGGAGGACCATTACAACCCTTACTCGCTTCATCAACTATATTTGTTCCCGTTGGGGAAGTGTATAGGTGTTTAATCGTGGCGATGTATGGAAATGGGTCGGACATCGTATTATATTCTAAACCAACATTTTTATTATGCGAAAAGAACCTCATAGTTGTAAATCATTCCAGTCTCACCGCCAGTGACTGTAAATGTTGAGGCAGCGGTCGTCGCACCGACTTGGATTGTAATCACTGGAACGGCAGCACCACCCGCAACCGCAGCAGTAAAGGCAGCACCCGAACCACCTACAAGCATAAAGCGGACACGGGCGTTCGCAGTAATACCCGCACAAGGCACAACGACGGGAGCAGCAGCACAAGTGAAAGAACCGATGAAGGGAGCACCATCTTGGAGAGAACGAGCAGCGGTAGGGCGATTGATAAAGATTGTATCAACGGCAAGTGCGGGAGCAACAAAGGCAGTCGCAGTGGGAAGCCATAGACCTTGCTCGTATTGCTGAATAGTCTGCGGACCACTTACACGAGGGTCGCCATACGCATACTTTTGGAGTTGATTGGGATTGAGACCGCCACCGCCAGTCTGGGAGGCGAATGTCGTCCAAGCAGAAGGGTTCTGCGTGGCGGGAGGTGCGGGAGCATCGTCCGCAATCGTCCAAGCACCCGTAAAGACTGAACCTTGACCCGCATTACCAATCGCATTTACTGGACCAGTAGAGGAAACGCCACCCGCACCAACACGGACAGAGTTCGCCGTTAGAGTTGATGTATTCGCACCGAACTGGGAAGAAGCAGAGTTGTCTAACACTACGCTACTCATCTGGTATTATACCTTATACCAATATTTTTTTGGTGGCGGAGATATTTTGAAGTTCGGGGTTTTACATTAGTCGGGCGGACAATCCACGACGGCGACCACCCGTTCCAGCACCCGTTCCACCGCCAGTGCCGTCGCCACCAGTTCCAGCACCAGTGCCGTAGCCTACTGCGTTCAGACCGCTACGGAGATTGCCGAGCATACCGCTCTCGGGGAGTAGCCCTTTCGCAGCGGAAACAAGGGGCTTTGTCTGCTGATAGACATCTTTCGCCTTTGATAGAATGTTCGCAAGAGAGCCAAACATACCAGCACCACCCACATAACGGGAGAGCATATCCCGTGTGCCTTGCGGGGCAAGAGGAGCAGAGATGATGTCTTGCTCGGAGAGAACACCCTTGATGATACGGGAAGAGCCACGAATGCTCTCAAAGAACCCAGAGTTCGCCGTAATCACATACAACTGAACGCCAGACTGGGCGACACCAGAAGTGTTCTTCACTTGGATATTGAACTGGAATGTGAAGTTTCCTACCAGTGAAGGGGCTTGACCCGTTTGGAGGGTAATGTCTTGGGAAGGCTTCAACACGAGCAGACCGCCAACAAGAGGGGCACGACCACACGCAGCACCGCCAAAGTTCGCAGCAGAACCACCAAGAGAGCCAACATCATTAGCAGAGCCCAAGTGAGCCTCACCCACCCAAGAGTTCCAGTCCATATCCAGACCATTCTTCACGGACATCGCATACAACTGCTCGGCAGTCTGGGAAGAGAGCAGACCAGAGAAGTTATCAAAGTTGATTGTGAGTGGGGCAGTGATGTTGTCGGCGGAAGTCGCAATCGGGAAGTAGTAATCGCCTTGTGTGGGAAGGAGAGAGGCGGGATTGGGCTTTACATAGATGATGAAGAGGTCGGGGATTTGAGGGAGCGTGATTGTCTGGGACTGGATTTGGACGACCGCACCGCTGGGAATAGCCCCACCTTGATACGCCGTAATGTAGCGTGGGAACTCCATATAGGGCACGACTGACTTGGGAGGCAGAGGCACATCAAGAGAAGGAGTGAGGAACTGGACATTCACACGGGAGTTGCTGAATGCCCCAGACGAGGAGTTGGCGTTATAGATAGGAGCAGTGAGAGCACAACCGAACTTTGTCGTAGAGCGGACACTGCGGGAAGGTGCTTGTAAGTTCATAATGAGTTGAATGTTGTTAATACCGAAGAGACCAGTGTCCCACTCGTGGCAGTCGGAGAAGACGAAAGGGGAGAGCACGAGTTTCTCCGTAGAGCCCCAACGAAACCAGAGAGGGTAAGACACACCAGCCACATTACCAGCGTTCGTCCAAGCGGGAGCAACGGGAGCAACACCTACGACGGGAGCAACGGCGACCCAAATAGCACCGCCGAAGACCGCAAGAGAGCCAACTGGGTAAGTCGTAGGAATAGACCAATCTGCGGGAACGCAAGGTTGTCCGTTCTGGGATACATAGTTCGCAGCGGGAATACCACCATTAGCGGGGTATGCGGGAGTGTAGCCAGTTGCGGGAGTTGCGGGAGATGTTCCAGCGGGAAGAGGGTTGCCTTGCGGGTCAGTGTAGATTACATTGAGGAAAGCACCATTCGGGGTCTCGGCGAAATCCGTCTGGCTCTCATATCCAGCAAGGGTGTTATTCACCGCACCCGCACAATCGTTGTAGGACTGATACTTATCAAGCATAGTCGGGCAAGTGCGTTGGAGGCGGTTCTTCTTGTAATCCGTCAGACGCAGAACCTCTTTGAGAACATCTTGGGTGTTAATCACGCTCGTAGTGTCGTTGATTGTTGCCGTAAGCGTAGAGCAAAGGGAGTTTAGGGGAAAGGCTTGGAGGGCACAATCACGACCCCACTGGGCGATAGGGGCGAGTTGGACGGGCTGGGCTTGGAGCACCGCAGTTTGAGCCATATACACGACGGAAGTCCATTCCAGAGCCCTATCCACATACACATTCTCGGAAGGGACATAGATGTTGTATGTGTGCTGGGACTGCGTCGCAGCAATCGCATTGAAAGGGGCGTTGGTAAGGGAAAGAGCACCCTTCTCTACCGCATACTTGGGGCGAGACTGGACGATGCGACTATCAAAGACGGCGAGTTTCTCAATGTCGGCACTCATCTGGTATTATACCTTATACCAATATTTTTTTGGTGGCGAAGATATTCTCAAACTTGCCGTTGTGGAACGGAAAGGTTGGGTCTATGGATTGTTCGGGGTTGTCTGGGAAACTTACATTCCAACTGGGGCAAGTCCAGCGTCCTTGTGCTTAAACATAACTTTTATGGAAACGCTTGAAAGGTTAAACATATTAATCGGGTAGAGTTGATTATCCAAGCGGTTCTTCCAAAAGACTTGAATGTCTATGTTGCGGACATCTTGCTTTGAGGACGAGAAGTCGGAGAGACGATACTCGGCACTCGGGGCATAGTAGATAAAACGGCGATAAGCGTCTGCGTTGCCCGAAGAAGTATCCAGAGAAATATCTGTGATGATAGGCTGGAAAGCAGACTGGACTGTCGCTTGTGAGAACCCCAAGTTTCCAGCACCAAGAACAACGGGAGCACCCGTAGCCTCTGTGCGGATAGGGAGTAGAGTAGATGTGAAAACGATAGACGATACGGGAGACCAAAGACTATCCGTAGAGGAGTAATCTTGCTGGGCGAGGTAATAGACACGACCAATCATATTCGGGGTTATTGCCGAGCCCGTAAGACTGACTGGCGTGTAGCCCAGAGGAGCAACACCCGTATAGGGCGATAGGCGGAAATCTGCGATGTTCTGGAAAGCCTTATTGGTCGCAAGGATTTCATTCACATAGCCGTCGGGAACAACGATATTGCCGAAGAGAGTGCCCGTAGGCAAGTTGAAATAGGTATTGTTGTAGTTGGCGAAGAGACCAAACATATTTGCGTTGAAGAATAGACGGCATTGAGGGTGCTCTGGAAGACCAACAATAACGGGAGGACCAGCAGCGTAAGCCGTAGGTGTGAATGCCGTAAGACGCTCACCAAACCCAGCACTATCCATATAAATATCAAACTTGCTCTCGTTCGCAAGAAACTTCATCACGGGAGGATAGACGGCATTACAAAACGCTCCAAAGGTCGCATAGGGGAATGAACCCGCTGGACCACCAGCAAGAATGTAAGCATTATAGTAGGCGTTATAAGTGTCTTGGTAGGCACAAGTGGAGGTCGCAAGAGGAGCAGAACCAAACTGCCCCACATCAACCATAGTGTTATTCCACAAATCTACGAAGTGCTGGTAGGTATAGACCCAGTAATAACGGCTTGTAAGGTCTTGTGAGTTCCCCAAATCATTACCAACAAGAGACCAGAGATTAGAGCCGACGGGGTTCGTGCCGACTGGTGGAGCAAGAGCCCAGTTAGGACCAACTGCGGGAGTAATACCCGTTGTGATTGCGAGTGCTATGTAGAGAACATTGTTGAACTGAACGATTGCTCCAACTTGGTAGGTCTGATTGACGAGCCATTGTTGCTGGGGAATGACTTGATAGAAAGGACCATCAAACGAACCATACTGATTAGCACCCGTCATAGATACGATGTCGCCCAGTTTGTATTGTGTTCCACCAGCATAGACACCTTGAAAGTTGTCGGCAGAGATGTTGCGGGGGACTGGGGCAGAAATGGGGTTCTGGGTCTCGGGAACATACTGAATAAAGCGTTGCTGGGGCACGGCTACGACTTGAATGTCCCCAGCACCCAAGTTAATAGGTTGAGAGAACGAAACCGCCATAGAATAAGTCGTAAGATTTACATTTGTCTGTCCCGTGCCTTCTGCGATGTTAGGAATGAAAAGGGGTAAATCTCTGTTTGCTCCGTCCATCGTGAAGCGGATAATGGAGAAATAATAATCCGCAGCGTTTCTGATAATCGCCGTATCACGAGTTTCGTTGAACCTAATCTGCGGGTCTCGGATTGCTTGACCCGCAAATGTATTCTGCGTGGTGTTGTTGATGATGTCCGCATTGTAATAGACATAATCGGGGGCATCTTGATTGTCTCCGTGCGTCTGAATGCTTGACGAGAACATCTCTTCTATATCCTCTACACATATTTTTTACTTCCGCAGTTTATCATAGGTTATACCCGAGACGAAGTCGTCGGGGGACAAACCACTACTATCTATAATGCGTTTATATTTTTCCAGTGAATAGGGGGCATACAGACACCTTACGACACAATGCCGACCACAAGTATTAATGTTTGATTTGTCTTTTTGAAAAGGGTATGTGTTGTAGAAAACGGGCTTCCCACTCTTCCGTAGTAGTTCCACAAGTCTCGGTTGGCGTTGCCCTAACTGGTCTAATAGGCGTGGGTCTGCTCCTTCCTTCTGCTCCTCTGGTGCTTCCCCGTATGGGTCAAAAAACTCTATGCCCTTCTTCTTATTCAGTAGGCAACACCAGTGTCCCGCCGTCGGGCTTGATGTTAGGAAGAGCAATATACACCTACCTTTCTTATCAAAAATCTGCGATATATCCTTGACTTTGTTAAGGTCTGGATATGTAATGATACTAATATCGTCGCCAAGTATCGTGCGAATATCACCATCGGAGAGCGGGTAGTCTTTCACTTGACCTAATCCAACGGGCATATTATCTATACTATATACAGATAAAGAATGTATGGCTCTCCATTAGGTAAGGACTGGCGTGTAAAAAAAGTCAAAAACGACGCTCCTACGCAACTTGAAAAGTTCAAAAAGGAAAAGCCAGTGCTTTCTACTAAAACGGGAAAGGAACTCGTGGAGAAATCGTGTAGTCCCCAAGAGTTGCTTTGGCTGGATAGTTGGTTAGATAATCTTGTGCGGTCTCGTTCCTTACCGCCACAATGTAAGGGCAAAGACGCTTTTAACGCACTCACGCAGTTTCTTTCTCCGACTGATGTTCTGTCGGTTCTGGAACTCTTACGGAAAGACTTTCTGGCTTCTCACCCGCAGAAGGCAGAGGAGGTTGATGACTTTCAGTTCCTTCTGGCGGAGTTGGGGGCATATCCCGCACATCAAAACCTACCTCTCCCCGACGACCGCAACAATCGGAGACTATCCGATGACCTTTGAACTTCATAAAGAGTTTGTATGCGATAAACAAAATCGCCATAGTCGTTGTGCTGACCCCAGCGGAAGCCAAGAGTGAAGCGTCCATACTATACTTTGTTAAGAGATTTTAGTCGTTCCAGTTCCTTTCGTTGTGTATCCAGATACGGCTTCGCAACAAAACGATAGTGAATAGCACACACGCTCAACGCACCCATAATAGTCATTACAAAGTCTCTCATCTACTCTAATAGGTTAGGCATTCCTTAAACTAACATAATATAGGTAATATACCCAAATCGTAAAGTCCCCATAGACCCCCAAAAACGACCGCCATAGGACACTTTACGCAATGGCTATATTACCCTTATTACCCTATCAAGGTTTAAAGATTTCTCACCTATCTTATAGTAAATGGAGTGCGTCAAGTGTAAGAAGAAGATAGACCCGCATTTCCTCTGTGATGTCTGCGAATGCGTTTTGTGTAGCCGTTGTGAGAAGTGCGATGTTCGCCTTTGTCGCAACTGCGATAATCAGTC